AGAAACTGGTCTTGCAGATGAATTGGATTTAGAGTTCATAGCAAAAATATATTTATTAGGATATAACAATGGTGTAGATAGTGGATTATTATCTATAAAAGATGCAATAGATAATGCCTTAGAAGAATAAATTAAATGATATGAAAGTTTAATTTTATAGAGAATAATTAATTAAATATAATTATAATTAAAGGATTAAGACTATACATTTTTGTGTAGTCTTTTCTTATGTATTGCATTGGGTCTCATCCACCATAATATTAGTAAGTATATTGGAATAAGGCTTAATTACCCTTATTCCTTGTATTTTTACATTGCTAATATATTGATGAGATTGAATGGAGTATATAAGAGATTATGTGCTTACTATATTAAAAAGGATGATGTATTATATTATGAAACAAAAACAAATTAACAAACAGAAGGTAAAAATATTTGAGGAACAGGAGTTACGGGAAAAGTTAAAGTTAAATAAAAATCAAATTGATTTAATTTTAAACTATCAAGAAAAATTTCCTGAATTATTACAAGAGAAAAATGGATTCTGTATTGATGGGAGAAAACTACATAAACAATTAGAAGTATCAAAGGCTTATTCAACATGGATAAAAAACCAATTTGAAAAATACTATGGTTGAGGAAAATGTTGATTATAAGGTTACTTCCTTCCAAGGAAATAACCCTTTAGGTGGTAGACCAACTGAAGAATATTATCTTACATTAGAAACTGCAAAACAAATTGCCATGATGACAGGAACTAATAATAAGGCTAATAATAAATTAAAAGAAAATAGCAAATTAGTACGTAAATACTTCATTCTTATGGAAGAAACTTTAAGAAATTATGAAGATTGGAATACTAGTCGAGGATTAGAAAAAAATGGTTGGAATGAAATGAAAAAGTATGTATCAGAATGGTGCAAAAGAAAAGGATTTGATTATACATTAAATACCTTCTATATAAGAGAGGCTAACTTATTGAATCAAGCATTGCTAAATCATAGTGCCTCGGAGATAAATTACATATTAAAAAATGATGATAAAATTACAAGGGATCATTTAGACGTATCAATAAATAACGCATTAAATGAGCTCCAGCAATTAAATTCTAACTTGTTAATAGCTGATATAGATTTTGATACTAGAAAAGATATAATATATAAAACTTGTGACACTAAATACATAGGATTAAAAGAAACTTTTGAGAAATTAGTTGCTTAAAAATAAATTAAATTAGAATTATATTTTGACTATATCCATCTTAATAGGTGGGTATAAATGAGAATATAATTAAATAAATATTCTTAAATAAAATCATAATGGAGAAGTGATAAGTATGAAAAGAGAAGTTGAAATGTATGTAGACATCTTTAAGGAGAAGTCGGGAAAAATTAGTTGTAATGTTTTATACCAAGGAAAATGTTATTTAGTGAGAAATAAATCATTAAATAAATATGTAGATGAAATTATTAAATTAAAAGATAATACATTATGTGATTCAGATGATAAAATCAAAATTTATGTTGATGTTCGAGGGATTGGATATGCAGTATATGATATGTTAAAAGATAAATATGAAAATACATGTAAATTAAATTATGAAAAACATAATAATAAACCGTTGATATTAAATGATATAAGTAATACTATACATATTACTGAAAATGGAATAGATATGGGTAGTGGATGGACAACAAAAAATGTATCACCAGTAAATTGTGAGAATATAAAAATTAATAATGGTTCTGTAAGTGAAAAAGATGTAGAAAAAATAATTGATAAAAAGTTAAAGAATCAAACTGATGATTTTGTAAAGCAATTTGAACAATATGTTAGTATGCATAAATAAATTAAATATAATTTTGATAGTGCTTATCTGTATGTTTTGTATAGGTAAGCATCAATGAGAATTATATAATTCTTAAATAATAATTGTGTGGGAGAGTGTGTATTATGAAAGAAAATTTAAATAGAAAAGAAGATATTAAAGATTCATTGTTGCCTATATTACAGGATTTATTATCAGAATATATGGCTATAAAACCAGAGAAAAATAATGTAATGACTAGGCAAAATATATTAAAAATGATAACTGACTTATATCAGGTTATTTATAAAGATGAAAACAAAGTAACTTTGAATGATGTATTAGAAGATATAAGTCATGTATGGAATGGTAAAAAAGATTTTGATATTTTGAATCCTATAGATAATGCTATTGTTTGTCTTGAATATATTAAAAATACAGCAGATAGTGGACATACAATAGGTAGTAGTTTGAAATCTATATTGGAAAAAGTTGAAAAAGAATAATTAAATATAATTGATATAAAATATGCTTTTTATGGAAAAACCAATAAATTAAATTTAAATCAAGCACGTCGTCTATATGGCGTGTTTTATTATGGATTTAATTCTATAAATTTTAGGGTGATGACCGAACATCAAAGGAGAATGTATTATGTTTGAACAATATTTTAAATTAGGAGTAGGAAATTATTATTTTTATGATGAGAATGATAATATGATTGGAGCTATTGAAGAAATAACTAAAGAAATTATTTCGTATAATTCTACTGGAGTAGGAGCATATGTTAATCTAATCAATGCAGTAATTAATAATAAATTAATTGATAATTTTGATAAGGTAAAGAAAATTATATTAAGATATCAAGTTTGTCCTAGAGAATCAGAAAAAGTATTGTATGGAGAAGATAATATAATAACAATTAGTGAATTAATAGATAAATTTAAAATATTAAATTATAAAATCGTATCTGAAAAAGATCAGGTAGCAGTAATGAATATTAAATTAAATATATTAGATAAAACTACAATTATTAATGATAATGATATTATTTAACACTAAAAATAAATTTATAAAAATTTATAACTATACCATTAATATCATAATAATACTGATTGTCAAGTATGTCAATAGGACGTGATGAAGTTTTATGAAAAAATTAGGAACTGTTTATATGATATCAAATGGACATGCAATAAAAATTGGATTCACAACGCAAGAAGTAAATAAAAGAATCCAGCAACTACAAACAGGTTGTTCTGATAAGTTAGAAGTAATATACATATTGGAAAATTCAACTAGAGAAGTTGAACAATCGTTACATAGATATTTCGGTAAAAACGGTAATGATTATAATATTCGTAATGAGTGGTATGATTTAAAATTTGTAAAAAATTGGATTCATAAAAAGAAATTAGAATTAAAGGTGCAAAGAAAATTAGGATTAATTGAATAGAAATAAATTAAAATATTAATTATAAATGTGAAAGAGGTTTTAATAATGGATAAAATATTAAAAATTAAAGTTATATTTGCAGATGGTCATGAGATGATTAGAAAGATGGATAAAAAGCAGTATGCTGAGTTTAAGGAAGTAGCAATTAGGAATGATAATATAGACGATTTTTTCATTGTTAAAGATAAATAGGATATATAACAATAAATTAAAAAATATACAATAAATGATTGACAAGTAACAATGAAGATGATAAACTATAAATAGTGGATAGATAAGGAAGTCATGAGCCTTATTGAAAGCAAGGATTCCGACCTTGTTTCCCACTATTTTTATATATAATCGGAAAAATAAATTAAAATTACTACGGAGGTAATGTATTGTGGGATTAATAAGTAAAACTGTAAAAACAAAATGGAATGCAAAAACTAAAAAATATTACATATCTAAAGGGTATGTATTTACAAAAATGGGTAGCGAATTAGAAGTAAAAGTAGAAGATTTAAAAGAAAATTCCGCAGAATATGTTGAATTTGAATGTGATTATTGTCATGAAAAGTTTCATAGAAAATGGTGTGAGCATAATAGAAATATAAAAAGAAATGGGACAATTAATAAAATTTGTTGTGATTCTGGAAAATGTATAAATGAAAAAGTAAAAGAAAGTAATTTGAAAAATTATGGTGTAGTGAGTAAAAATTGTTTAGATGAATATAAAGATAATTATAAAAATGTATGTTTAGAAAAATATGGCGTAGATTGTTATGCTAAAAGTGATAAATTTAAAGAAAAATATAAACAAATAATGCAAGAAAAATATGGTGTAGATAATGGATTTCAATCAGAAGAAATTAAAGAAAAGAAAAAGCAAACATGTTTGAAAAAATATGGAGTAGAATATAGTGCACAAGCACCTGAAATAAAAGAGAAATTCAAGCAAACAATAATGGAAAAATATGGAGTAAGTGGAGTCTTAAGCGTACCAGAAATTAAAGAGAAGTTTAATAAAACATTAAATGAACATTATGGTGTTTTATATCCATTACAAAGTAAGGAAATAAAAGAAAAAATAATAAATAAATTACAAGACACATATGGAGTAGATAATGTTTCTCAAATGGAAGAAGTAAAAATTAAAAAAGCAGAATCATTTTATAAAAATAGTACAATAGCAACATCTAATCAACAATTATATTTACATAATTTATTAGGAGGAGAATTAAACTATTCAAATAATACTCCTAGCTTAGATATAGCTTTCCCAAATGATAATATATATATTGAATATAATGGTGGAGGACATGATTTGGGTGTGAGAATGGGGAGTATAACACGGAAAGAGTTTGAAAATAAAGAACGTAGACGATACTATTTTTTAAAAGGGCAAGGATGGAAAGGAATATTTATAAATAGCCCTCAAGATTATTTACCATCAGATGAAATAATAATTGATGAGATAAATAAGGCAAAAGAGTGGTTTAAATCAAATGAAAAAGGACATAGTCATTATAGTATTAATATTTCAGATAGTATTAATGATAATAATTATGGTCATTTAAAAAGAATTAGAAAAGAAGATGTAAAAGAAGCAATAAATTAAATTGCTTCTTTTTTATTATGTAGAAATAAAGAAGGTGAAAATATGACTAGAAAAATAGCTACAAACAGCACTACAAATAAAATAAAAAAAGATATACCAAAAAAAGTTTGTAGTGACTGTCATAAATCTAAAAATATAGAAACAGGATTCTTTTCTGCAAAAAATAAGATATTATATCCTGATGGCAAAATATCAATTTGTAAATTATGCTTAAAAAAAGCTATATATAATTCTGATGGAACAATTGATATAAATAAATTTAAACAAATTTTACAGCAGATGGATATCCCATTTTTATATGATGAATATGAAAGGGCAATTAATAGTAATGCAGACAGCATCGGCATTTATTTTAAAAATTTGAACTCGTTGCCACAAAACTCAAATTTAACATGGAAAGATTCTGTTTTTGAAAAAAATATTAAAAATAAAATAAATAATAAGGAAATAACAAATAAAGATAAACAAAATCAAGAAAATGATACTTTAGTTTATAGTAAGGAATGGCGAGGTACATATACAAAATCAGATTTAGAATACTTAAATGATTATTATACAGAGTTAAATAATGATTTTAAAATAGTAAATAAAAATCATAAAGATTATGCTAGAAAAATTGCAAAAGCGTCATTAGCAATGGATAAAGCTTCTGATGACATGTTGAACGGAGTATCAGGGTCAGATAAAAGGTATAAAGATTTAAAAGATGCTTTTGATAGTCTATGTAAATCAGCCCAATTTAGTGAACAAACAAGAACAAATACTAACTCAGGGATAAATGGGATTGCACAAATAGTTGATAAAGTAGAAAGTCATTCATGGATTTATGAAAGAGAAGATTTCCCTGAAGATGAATTAGACCATCTTTTAAATCAATTTAAAAATATTGAGAAATCAATATAAAGGAGGTGGATTAATTGGCAACATATAAACATTACAGTAAAAAAAGTAGAGATAAAAAAGAAGGTAAATACGACAATGTAGATAGCAATTTGAGTCAAGATCCTGTAAATGAAGAATCAGATGGATTGCAAGAAGAAGAATGGAAAAAATTTATAGCATATTATAGGCAATATATTGATAAATTTTGTGTTGATGTACTAAAACTGAAATTACATTTTTTTCAACGCCTAATTTTAAGGGCAATGGGTAGAAATCAATATATAATGCTAATATGTTGCAGAGGGCTTGGTAAGAGTTGGATTTCAGCAGTTTTTTTTATTGCATCTTCTATTCTCTATAAGAATCTGAAGTGCGGAATTGCAAGTGGTCAGGGTCAACAAGCTCGTAATGTAATTATACAAAAAATAAAAGGAGAATTAGCAAATAATCCTAATATACAAAGAGAAATAGTTTTTCCTATTAAAACAAGTGCTGATGATTGTGTAGTACAATTTAGAAATGGTAGTGAAATTAGAGCAATAGTATTAGGTAGAAATGGTGGAGATGGAGCACGTTCGTGGAGATTTAATTATCTCTTAATTGATAGAATTTGTCGTCTTATTTAGAAATATTTAAGATTATGACAGGGAAAGAAAACGGGGAATACTTATATGATATTCAATATAAGTTAATCCGAGTGGAAGGCTATACTTAACAATATAGTCACACGCAACGCATAGGTTTTGAAACTTTATTTAATAAAGAATATAATGAACCCAAGAGTTCCCTGTACCTAAGTTATTTAATTATAATATGGTAAAAAGATATGCTAAACTGGTCTGAATTAACAGACGTATCTTAAATATAAGTATGGAGGTAACTCCCAGAACATAAAGATAAAAAGCTTTATGGATAATATATATGGAAGCAAGACTTGTTCAAGATAATGTTATTTCTACAATACTAATACCAATGACAAAAACTAAAAGACCTATAGCCATTGAACATAACCAAAAAGAAAAAGGTAAAGTTATTTTCATTTCATCAGCATATTTAAAAACAAGTGATTTATATACTAGATTTAAATATTTTTATGACAAAATGAAAAGTGGAAACAAGAATTACTTTGTATGTACATTAGATTATAGGGTAGGTATAGAATCGGGTATATTTGATGAAGAAGACATACAAGAGGAAAGAGAAAAACCAGATACAACAGAAGAAATTTTTAAATATGAATATTGTGGAGAATTTGTTGGTTCAAGTGGTGAAAGTTATTATCCATATGAATTAACTAATCCATGTAGGTTATTAGATACTTGTGAATTGTCGCAACCTAAGAAAAGTAAATCTGAATATATTATAGTACATGACGTTGCTTTATCAACAGCGAAACATTCAGATAATGCTTGTACTCATGTAATAAAATTAAAAGAGAGAGCAAATGGTACATATTATAAAGATGTTGTTTTTACTAAAACACACAATGGAACAACTCTAATAGAACAGAGAGATTTTCTAAGGGAATTATATCATTTACATTTCCCAAATGCAATAAAAATAATAATAGATATGAGAGGTAACGGAGAAGCATTACCCTCTTTATTTTATGAAACTTGGGAATATAAAAATCCTTCTACTGGAGATATTACAGAATATCCTCCATTAATTTTAGATAATGATAACGAGAGTATGTCAATAAAAAATGCAAAACAAATGCTACGAGGTATTACAGCAACAAATAGTAGTAATAATACAATGTATACATATGTGAAAGCCTGTTTTGAAAATGGAACTTTAAGAATGTTGAAACATTCTGCCGAAAAAGATATGGAATGTAAATTGGGAAATATCACTAAAGAAGAATTTGTAAATTTTATACAAGCAGATTTAACAATTCAAGAATTAAGCAATATTAAACAGTCAACGACTCCATCAGGTAATACAGTATATGATAGAATTGTTGCTACACAAAAACGTGATAGAGCGACTTCATTGGCGTATGGATTATCTTTAGTAAATGAAATGGAAACGTATAATAGATTATTTTTGAATAAAAATAAGATTGATGTAACAGCATATGGAAATACAACGACTAATCAATCGTCTTCAACAAATTCAAATGTTAGTAATCCATTTGGAAATAACCTAAATAGATTACAGAAAAATAATTTTGGATGGAGAAGATAGTAATAAATTAAACAAATATATAATAGGAGTTTTTCTATGAAAATTTATGAAATTGAAATGAATGATAAAATAAATTATGTTGATATTGTCACTATTTTAAAGACGTTTGATAATGATTTTATTATATATAATGATTATATCTATTTATCCACTAATTGTACAATTAATAAAATTAAAAAATCATTTGATAATAATATTATTAAGATGTTAGAAATAAATAAAAATAATTATAACAATATATCTAATAATTTTGCTCAAAAATGGTGTTATGATAATTTATTAAAAGTAGAATTAATAAGTTACGAAAGAAACAATCAAGAACAATTAAATAAAATTAATGGACAATTGGATTATTTAATTGAATTGCAAAAACAAGGTAAATTAGAAGAATATTTAAAAACTATATATTGTAAAAGTGATGATAAATTAAATAATAATAAAGACAAAAATATAGCACAGGACGGAGGTGAAAATGTTGACAGTAGAGAACGAGAACAATCAAGAACCAAAGAAAAGACAGTCGAGACAAAGTAAAAAAGTAACTATTAATCAAGTTGAAAATAAATGGAAAAAATTATTTGCATCTTCTGGAGTAGGTGGATTTGATACAAGTGGCATTGCTGGAGCTTTAACACAAGGATATTTTTTAAATTCAGGTGCAATGTTTGTCAATGACCCATATTTATTAAATCAAAGAGTAAAACAATTAAAAACTTTACCTACTTTTTTAGATAGGGAAACAATTGAACAAGCATTACTTGAACCAGATTTTAATGAATTAACATTAAGGCAAGCTACTATTAGTATGTTTAATTTAACATATCCATTATATAAAATGAAAAAATTATATGAAGGAATTCTTAGTTATAGAGGATATGTATATCCAAAGTATGTACCTGAAGAAGATATGAACACTCCTAGATTTCAATCAGATGCAACATTTATGGATAGATGGTACAAAAAGTTAGCACCTGAAAAACAATTTAGAAGAATGGTATCTGAAATATTAACAGAAGGAAAACGTGCATATTATGTTAGACAAAGTTATAATACTTCAACAAAAAATGAACGTTGTGATTTTGTACATTTTCAAGAATTACCTTCTGATTGGATAAAGATAGTTAAAAAGAGTACAAATTCCCATTTCGTAGTTGCGATGAATTTTGCATATTTTTGGCAAGCAGGAACTTCATTAGGGCAATTCCCACCAATATTTGCTGAATATTATAATGAATTAATGTCAGCTACAATTATGGATGGCAATGGAGTGATACAAGGAATTGATAGAGCTAAAACACCAAAAGATGTAGTTGTAGAATATAATAGTTCAACAATGCAGTGGTTCTATTGGAAAGAGTTACCTAGCGACCAAGCTTTTATTTTTAGTTTTGATGAATCGCACGCTGGTCAATATTCACCATTTATATCATTATTATTACCATCACAGGATTTAAGTTCATATTCTTTATTACAACAACAATTATTAAGTGTTCCATTATATTCAATATTATTAGGTGAGATTCCTATGTTTGATGAGAAGAATAGTACGGATTATGATGCATATAAACTTAGTCCAGATGCGACTACTATATTTGAAGGTAAGGTAGCAGGGAATATGCCACCTGGAACATCATATGTAATGACACCTAGTACTAATAATCAGATGTTTCAATTTAGTGAATTACCAAATGCAGATAAAATTTATTTAAATGGGTTACATCAAGTGATAGCTACGGCAGGATTAACAGGTATTGAAAGTGTAACTGATAAACCTAGTGTTGCACAAGTTAACATATCAAAGAAAGTTGAAACTAGATTTATTGATCAGTTATATGCACAATTTATGCAATCATGTAATATTACTCTTCGTAAGATGTATGAAAATGGAGATTTAAAATATGAATGGAGAGTTAATTTATTTGGAGATATATTTTCAGATGATGATAGAGAAAAGAATTTATTACAATCATTAACACTAGGACAAAAACAATTTTTGCCTGAATTACTTGCATTACATAATCAAACATTATCTGATGCAGTTGATATTAGTAATTATGTGGATAGTACAGGCATTTATAAGAAATTTGAAGTTTTAGTTAATAGTTTTACTGCAAGTAATAAAGATATCAAAAAATCAAATGATAATACAGATGTAGATAAAAAGAATGGTAGACCAAATGCGGATGAGAATAATATACAATCTGATGGTACTGAGGCAAGTATATCGGCAGGAACTAACACTGGTGATATGAAGGATTTTTCTATAAATAAAGAATATAGCATATGTCCAAATTGTGGCAAAAAAGTATTGGTGAATAATGATTGTCATGGATTTTGTTCTGATGAATGTTTTGAAGAATTTAAAGAGAAATTATTAGAAGAATAAATTAAAAATAGAAATAGGTGAAATATATGTGTAGGTGTAATCATGATATAAAAGATAAAGATACTACGATTATATTAAGTAAGAAATGGTGTGGAGTATATCCACGAAAAATAAATGGCATATGTAAAGAATGTAAAAAAACTTTTACATATATCAAAGATAACGGTGAGTTAAAAGAAGTATAAGAAAGAAGGTGATATTTGTGCAACAAGGATTAATTAGTGAAAATACAGTTGAACAATGTCAAAAATTAGTTGATATGTGCTTTGATGGGAATGGAGTTTTAGATTCGATAGTTTATTCTATGGACGTATTGCCCATCAATACACCGAATTTATATAATTTTTGCCATTACACTTTGAGTCATTCTTTGCCAACTATATTTGCTGATAATATAACGGATTTTCTATTATTAAGAGGTAGTCATGTATATAGAGGAGCAATCGTTGAACATAACAAAATATATAATAATATAATAGAATGTTTAGAAGATATTGTAAATGTGTTCTCTAATATACAAAAACAAATAGAATTGTCTATAGATGTTGCAATAGAAAATCGAGATAAGGCAATAGAAGACTTTCTTAGGGATTTTAACGTAAAAACTGCTAGTTTATTTGTTAAACAAGCAATAGTATTATTAGATGGAGCAAAAAAATATGGAGAGAGTGGAATACTTCCCTTATTTAATGATAGTTTTGAGAAGTATATAATTCTCCCAGAAGAATTGGTAAAATACAACTAAATAATTAAATAAAAAAATAAGTTAAAGAGATTAATTAAATTAACCTCTTTTTTATTTTATAAAAATTAAGATGAAAGGAGGAAATTAATTTAATGAATAAAACATTACAAATACCTATTAGGACTTATGATATGCAAGGTACAGATAATCCAGATTTCGCAATAGTAAAATTAAAAGCTATTAAAGAAGGATTAAATTTAAATGATAGTAATTTCACACTAGAAGGAATGCAGAAATGTAAAGACTCATTTTTAGGTAAACCTCTTATGTGTTCTTACCCAAAGAATTATATAGATAATTCTTATAAAATAGGAGACGGTCATAATAGTAGTAATGTCCAATATGACGAAGATACCGATACATATTATTATAGTTACTTAGATGCTGATTCTGAGAGATGTGTAGGATATATCGATCCTAACCAAGAAATACAAATTGAAAATATTAATGGTGAAAATTGGATAACAATGAATGCTTTGATATTTAAGAAATATAATTTTGAATTGTTAAAAGATATTTTAAATCCTAATAATAAACCATATGATATAGCTAATGATTCTAAGAGAGTATCAGTTGAAGTAGAAGTAATGGATTCTACTATGCAAGATAATATAGAAATATTAAATTTATGGACTGGTGATGGGGTTACAATTTTGGGTAATGACGTAGCTGAAGGAATTCCTGGAGCAAACTTACAGTTAAAGACATATGCATCTTCACCTAAGTTTGCAAGATTTAAGCAATCATTATCATTTGCTTATAAATCAACAGAAGATAAGAATAAATTAAATGAATCAAATAACAATAATCAAATTAATAACAACAAAGAGTTAGGTCTTAATATGGATAATTTAGCAAAAGTTGAATCATCCAATGAAGAATATACATATTTATTTTCAGATAATACTGAAAAAGAAAAGGAGGATATTATGGCAAAAAAAATAAACAAAGATGAAAATTTTGAATCAAAAGACAAAGAAAAAGATTTAAAAATGACAGAAGATACTAAATCTGAAGAAAAAGAATGCAATAGTAAAGAAGACAAAGAGGATGTAAAAACAGATTGTAAAGATAAAGAAACAGAAGCTAGAGCAGAGAAGGAGGATATTGAAACCCCTAAAAATGTATTGTCAGCAGATGATGAAAAAGAATGTAACAGCAAAAAATGTGAAGATGGCGAAGAATTTGATGATGCTAGTGATGTGAATGAAGATTACAAAGCTAAAGACAAGGTAGATGTAGAAAAAGATAAAGAATCAAAAGAATGTAATGATGCTGATGAGGATTATAAAAAGAAATGTGAAGCATTAGAAGCTAAATATTCTGAACTTAAAAACAAATATGATGATTTAAGTAAAAAATGTGAAGCTGAAGTAATTGAAAAAGAATCTGCAATTACTAAATGTGCTGAAGCTGAAAAGAAATGTACAGAAATGAAACATGATAAATTTACAGCAGAAGCAAATGTTATTCTCAATGATAATTTGGGATTAGATGAAAAAGACATGAATGAAATTGCTACTATGGTAAAAGAGTTTAAATTTGAATCTATAAAAGATTTAAAGAAAGAAATTGGCTATAGACAATTTGAAAGAAAAGAAAAATTAAAAGAAGAAAGTAATTCTTTATCTTTCGGTTTAAATACCAATATTAAATTAAATAATAAAGAATCTAAATCAAATATGATAGATACTTTAGATAAAATAATAAAAGATATTAAATAATTAATTAAAAATTAAGGAGGAATATTATAATGGCAAATCAGTTTTTTCAAGAATCAAGAATGGAAAGTCAATGTGTAAAAACAAAAGTTGTTTCAGTAGTTTATCAGGAAGGTGGAAATAATGCTCCAGTATATGATGGTACTTTAGCTGTATTAGGGGATTTCTATGCAGATCCTGTATATTCAGCAGCATTTGGTTCAACTAAATATGATATAAATACAAGAATTGCTACTTTACCTGCTTCTGCAACAGCAGCGGGTGTAGGAGTAATTAGTCTTTCAACTGTAGGTACAGCAAATGGATTGGATAATACTAGTTATAAAATCGGTATAGAGACTATTGGATTATCTGTAGAAGCAGGTAAGCCAGTAAGATTTAGAAAGTTTGCATTAGATGATACTTTCTTTACAGGTTCTGACAATACTACTGCTACTTTAACTGTTGGACAGTATGCAATTGTTGATGTTACTGGTAAATGGGCACCTTCTGCAACAAAACCAGCAACTGGACTAGTAGCAAAAGTTATTAGTACAAGTGCAGTTTCTAGAGGTGTAAGTGCTGATGTAACTCAATACTTTATGAAAATAGAACAATTACAGTAATAATTAATTAAAAGAAAGCGAGGTAATTATAAATTATGAACGAAAATATATCAAAAGTAAGAAAATATTTTGGACTTAAAGAAGATAGAACAGAATTTTCTATGTTATCACAACAAGAAAAAGGATTGGTGAGTTGTGGACATGAACTAGTGAAAAAATACGAAGCTCAAAAAGCTAATGGTATTGCAGATGAAAAGAAAAGAAGAGAATTTAAAGAAATGCTTGGTGGCGTAGAAACTGATAAGTCTTATGATGAAGAGAATAAGAAATTTTTATTAGCATTAACAAAATATGCTGCACAAAAGGCAGGATATGATGTTTCTAACTTTACATTAGAAGCTGTAAAAAATCCTATGTTAACTAATAAATCAATATTTAAAGAAACATTTAATGCAGTAATAGCACAGGTTATGACTCCAATTATACCAGCATTAGTATCTGCTGCTTTTATAGAAATGGCAGATGTTTCTAATGTAGGATTTGGTGATAATGGTAGATTCTTAGTAAGATCTAATGATACATTCTATGTAACTCATGCTGCCGAGGGTGTTTTAATGGGTTCTACTCAAAGACTTTACAATAAGGAATTAACTGTAAGTGCTACTGACTATAGTATCAAAACTACAGTAAACTGGTATCAAGTTGCATCAGGATTATTTGATTTTGGTGACTTTATAGATAGAGTTGGTCAGTCTTATGCTGCATATGTTAGTACAATGGTAGTACAAGCTATTACTAGTGATATTGCTACTAATATTTCTGTTTCTTCTCCATATTTCACAAATGGATTTACAACACAGAAATTTACTTCATTAGTAGATAGATTATCTGCTGCTAATGGTGGTGCAAAAATAAATGCATTTGGTACTCTTTCTGCATTAAGTGCAATTATACCAAATCAAATAGGTTTACAGTATGGTTTAGGAGAACAATGGTCAAAAGTTGGTCACTTATATACATATATGGATACAAACTTAATCAGAGTTCCAGAAGTATTGCTTCCTAATACTGTAAATACAAATGCATTATTTGGTGTCCCAAATGATACTGTTTGGTTATTTGCTGAAGGTGGTTATAAACCAGTTAAGTTATTGTTCGAAGGACAGGCTATAACAAAAAATTATGATCCAATGGAATCAGCAGATATGGAAATGGGTATAGAAGTTAAAATGAAGATAGGTCAAGGTTTCGTAGCAGCATCTAAATATGGTGCTATAACTGGCGTATCTTTATCTTAATAAAAATAAATTAAAAATATATGTGTACAGGTATTTGCTCATCTGTACACATATCATAAATATTATAATAAAACAAATTATAAAAAGAAGAATATAAAGAATAAAAGGAGAGATTGTTAATATGGCAACAGCAAGAAATACAAATAAAAAAGTAGAAGAAAATACTGAGGAAATAGCAACAAAAAAAGCAACAGCAGTATCAAATGAAGAAAGTGTAAAAGATGAAAAAATTAAAGCATTGGAATTAGAATTGGCAAAATTAACAGGTATGATGACAGCTTTTATGAATAATAACAATAATAATCAACCAGTTCAAGTTGTTAATTCAGTAATGAAAATGGATCAACCTTGTACATTAATTCATTTAACAGATTGTCCACAAGGATTACCTAATACAATAAAAGTAAATAATGTAGTATATAGTTTTTCTAGATTTGGAGAAACACATACTTTTAGATTTAGCGAAATGCAAAATATTTTATCTACATATAATAGAACACCACAAGAAAGTTGGTTTGAAAGAGGAATTTTTGCACTCGGAGATGATTGTGATGAATTATTTGAAGGTGTAACATCTTTACCAAATAAAGTACCAGTTTCTTTATATAAAAGAATAGAGACATTAGACATTGCTGAATTTGAAAAATTAGTAAAAGAATTAAACGAAGTACAAAGAGTTACTTTAGCACAAACATGGATTCGTAGATATTTAGATAAAAAACCAGGATATAATAATATTGATAAAATTAGAATATTAAATAATTATACAAAAACAAGTGAGAAAAAAATAAAAAGTTTAATAAATCAAATCAATGATGATAAAACAAAAGCGTATATATTAAATGAGAAACAAGTATTTAAAAAAGGTATTGCTGATGATTTATTAAATGAAATTATTTCTAGTGATGATAATAATGATGATGAATAAAAATAAATTAAAATAGAAAGGGGAAAATTGAATGGCAATTGAGTTTACAGATGTATATAATCAAGCAATTGGTTTATTTAATGACCCATCGATAAGTAATGCATATTCAACTTCACCTATTAGCTTTTTTCAAATTATGTATGCATATTTAGAAAATGCAATACCACGTTTTAATAATCCAATGAAAATGCAAGGGATTTTAGCAAATAAAAATATGCCAGTAGGACAAACTGAGGTATTTGATGGTGATGGAACGTCAATATATACATTAAGTACAACTCCTGTTGCTAATTCATTTTTTGAATATATAATAAATGGTATTACTATTAATGGTACATATGACCAAACAACTAATAAAGTTACATTTGCACAGGTGATTCCTGTTGGACAACAAGGAACTTGTCAATGGTATTTTCCAGGAGAATTTATAAATCAATTTGATAGTACAGCTACAAATATATTAGCACGATTATTAGTATTAGTATGGGCAGAACGTGAGAAGAATTTTCTTTTGGACATACGAAGGCTTTTAAATGATACTGATTTTAAAATTGGTAGTGAAGCAAACAGTATGAGAGCTAAATCAGGTTGGTATGAAACAATGCGAGCTGAGACAAATAAACAAATAAATAAATATGCTTGGAATTTACAATACCAAAAACAATCAAAAGTGAGTGATTACTGGAATGTTTAATTTAAATTGCAGTAAAAAATCAAAATTGATTTATATAGATGAACTAATTAACAAGATTTTTAAAATCCTTGGATTGTTTGAAGATAATGATAATATAATTCCAATTATTTATTTAAATGGCTTGATAATGAATATTAATAGTGCAAATGAATTATTTGATGGAGAATTAATAAATTTAATAATTAAATTAAATATACTTATAACAAATAAATTAAATCATAAAGAGTTAAGAAAGATAATTTTTGAATGTATTAATGAAGAAATTCCAAAAATAAAAAATAAAATAAATGAAGGAGGAATTTAATATGGGAAAACTTATTGATAATAGATTACAACAAATGAATACTATATTAAATCCTTCTTTAAGTCCTACCGCAAATAATTATCAACAATATGCACAAAGTTTATTGCAACAAAAAATTGATAGTGAATGGGCTTATGCTCCAAATAAATATACTATCCAAGAAGAATTAGAAAGAGGTAGTAAAATTTTTACTAATACAGAAGTGCGTTTGGGACATGTGGTTGACAAACCAAGTACATCTTCTCGTTCATCTTCAATACTTGGTGATGATATACGTAATATTATATTTTCTAATATCTCTCATCAATATGGATTGGGTTATATGTATCAATTTGATGATAATTATTGGCTCTGTAATTTTAGTGATAAGTACCGATATAATACAGCATCATGTACTATTCGTAGATGTAATAATACTTTAAATTGGTATGATGTTGATGAAAATGGAAAAACAATATTGATTCAAGAACCTTGTATAGTGGATTACAATTTATTAAGAGATAGAATTACTTTTGATGATATGAATTTGTTAAATGGAGATGCTCATATAATGGTACAAAACAATCAAATTACTAAAAAAATTTTTAATAATCAACGATTTATATTCGATGGTCAGGTTTTTAAATTGCAAAGTGTTAATAATTTTATTAGAGAAAAAACCATGGTAAAAGGTTCAGCTCCATTATTATATTTTAATGCTTATAAAGATGAGATAGCTTCTGATGATGATTTGGTTAATAACATAGCAAATGGATTAAACATAACACCTAATACATCTAATATTGTCATTGATCCTATTATTAATAAAATATTTGTTAATAATACTAAAACATTTAGTGTTTATAAAAATGTCAATGGTGTAAATCAAAGTGATACATTTACTATTACGGCAAGTGAAGTACCTAGCGAATATTATACTTTAAATATAATAGATGGTAATCATTTTAGTATAACAAATAATGAACAATATTTGGATAATGATTTAGTGATTACTTGTATTGATAATGTAGATAGCAGTGTACAAAAATTTAACGTAGAATTAGGAGGTGCATGGTAATGCCTAGAGTAATTAATCCTAATAAACCTGAGACGTTTAATCAAGAATCTACATA